AGATTATAGATTCCCACATCCGTTTATAAGCATTCTCGGTCATTATAGGCTTGTTTTTGCCGTGGAAGATATAATCTGTCGAACTTTCAATAAAAAGCCGTATACGGTCAATACACGCATCAGGAAGAGGTATTATCCTTATACCATTATCAGACTTGGGATAAGGCTTGATCTGTCCCTGCACCCAAGCCTTGCTTATGCTGACGGTTTTTCTTTCCCAGTCAAAGTCATCCTTGGTCAGAGCGAGTGCTTCGCCCTTGCGTAAACCGCAGTAATAGAGCAATGAAACAAAGGCTCTTTTTCTATCGTCAAGCTCAGCCTTGAAGAGTGCTTCTTTTTCCAAATCACTCAGAGGCTTTTTAAGCGCCTTTTGATACTTAGGCAAGGAAATATCCATTAATACATCTTCAAGGGCGCTGTGGGGCATTAGGTGCTCTCTGACAGCCATTTTGATTATCTGCTTAAAGGTTAAGTTAATTTGTTGGCACGTCCTAGGATGGTCTATCTTGTTATTAATGCACTTTTGAAAATGCGAATGCGTAATCTTAGCAAGCGGAACGTCATTTATTTCCTCAAAACAAGACCGGATCACCGACTGATACATCATCCGGGTATTCATTTCTTTAGTCATTTTCGCCGTGTTCAGCCATTGCAGAGCATACTCACCGAATGTAATATTAGAAAGCTGCATAGTCTCTTGCGACAATTCCTGCTTAAATGCGATAACCTTTTTCTCAAGATCGGCAGAGCTTTTCTTGCTCGAAATCCGTTTCCGATGCTTCGCTCCGGTAGCGGTCAGCGTTCCGTCATATACAAGGGTATACCATTCTTTACGCACTTCATTGAATGAATACTTAGCTTTAGCCATCTTTATTCATCTCCTTGAATAATTTGCAATACATCAAAACGTGTTCCCTTAATTTCTCATTATTTCTCATACTCCGAACAATGTCGGCTTCTTCTGATGACAATTCCATTTCCTCAACATTCCATCCGATCAAGTCTCCAGGCGTTGTCCTTAAGGCATCAGCTATCGCTTTTATTTTACTCTGTGGAAGGTCTATCTCTCCACTTTCGATCCTTGCTATAGCTGAGCGATTTGCATAACCTGAAAGCCGGGCGAGTGTGTCCTGAGACATATCGAGTTCTTTTCTTCTCTTCTTGATGTTTGTGTATAGTGTTTTATCGTCCATATTATCACCCCCTATAGTGAGTATTTTTATAATAACTTTTTTATTTTCAAAATGCAACAAAATTGTTATTGACAGTAAACAGACAATATGCTACAGTTAGCTTGTCGGTGTTTACCGACAGTAAACACGGAAGGAGGGAAACGATGACTAATACAGAAATGCTCAACAAGGCATTTACAGAATCAGGCGTTACAATCACATTCTTAGCTAACAAGTTAGGATGCACACGTAACAGAATTTATGCGATTCTTAGCGGCTCAGAGATTAAGCTATCGGAGATCACAGCCATTTGCGATGCCTTGCATATAAGCAAGAAGGACAGAGACGCAATTTTTTTTGCGAACTAGCGTTACTGACAGTAAACAAAGGAGGCAGAATGAAATACCCGAAGCAGGTAATGACAATTAAAGAACTGAGAGCGATGGGCTTTCCGGACGAGTGGCTTCGGAGTATTTACCGAAATCGCCATCAGAACATCGCTTGGAAGATGGGCGGAGAGGATAAGCCACACAGCACCATCTTATTCGACACAGAGGAGCTAGAGAAATACCGGAAAGCACAATGCACCGGAGTTTAGGAGGGTTTATGAAAAAATACGATTACGGATGGCTTGCGAAGGTTGCAGGCTATGGAATATCAGCGGCGGCTTTAATCTACTTCGGCATCTGCACCGCTTGCGTGTGGTTCGATGCAATTGAGCCGTGGAACATTTGGGAGATTATAGCCAAATAACGCACGGAGAGGCAATTTAAGGCGGTTGAAATGATAAAGCCGATAATTTACCCATTAAGGATAAGAAACGGCTTAAAAAGGACAGGAGGACAATGAATGGGAACAACAATGACATACGAACTTATCACGCCGGAAATAGCGGCATCTTTGCTTGAATCGAGCTATTACAAACGCCATCTGAGCAAATTTTTTACTCAGTTGCTTGCGGATGAAATGTTGGCAGGCGAATGGGATGAAGCTACCGCTCCCCCGATAGTCATTGACGAAGACGGAATGCTTAGAGATGGACGGCACAGAATGGCGGCGATAGTCAGATCAAAGGTAGCAATTCACATGCTTGTGATTCGCAATGTACCAAGAGATGACATGTATTTCAAAATGTACGAGGACGAATATTTCAAAATGTACTAGGAGGATTAAAACATGGAAATGACAATGACGTATGAACTTATTACCCCGGAAATAGCGGCATCTTTGCTTGAATCGAACAATGAGAATCGCAAATTGAGCAAAGGTACTGTTCAGGCGTACATGAATGATATGTCGGCAGATAACTGGGATGAAAAAACTGGGGCAGCAATATCTATTGACGAAAATGGAATACTCAGAGATGGGCAGCATAGATTAGTGGCGATAGTAGAGAGTGGAAAATCACTTCATACATGGGTATGTCGCAATGTGTCAAAAGATGGCATATACGACAATAATCGCAAGAGAAGCAATGCAGATCAGATATCGATAATGAGGTCTGATTTTGACAATGTATACAAGAGTACAAGATATATATCCGTGGCAAGAGCGTTGATAGTCAATATTGAAGGTAATTCATTCAGTAGAAGAACTGTTACACCTAAAGAAATCATTGGTTTTACCGAAAAATACAAAGAGGACTTAGATGGATTTTTCTTAAATATGCCTCAATCTACAGTATCGAAAATAAGCCTTGCGGTAGTTCATTTATCACTTTTTATGGCATACATGGATGGCGTGGACATTAGCGACATTATGGATTTTTACGATGTTCTTTGCACAGGAATGAGCACTAAACCGGAGGAGTTTCCGATTATCGCATACCGCAACTACTTAAAGGATACGCCTAATGTTACTACGACACATATTGAGATAGGTCGTTGTCAGTATGCGCTTAAAAAATATCTAACCGGCAGTTGTACCAAGAGGACAATAGCTCCAAAAGAACTCATTTATCCGTTCCCATACACCAAGAAGAAGGAGGACAAATAATGGCAGAAAAAATCGAAACTATAGACAGAACATTACAGGCAATTCAGACCGAATTGAAAGCACCTAAGGGACAGTATAACAAGTTCGGCAATTACAAGTACAGGAGCTGTGAGGATATCTTAGAAGCGGTTAAACCGATTCTTGCTAAGTACGGCGCAACGATAATCATCACAGATGATATTGAAGTAAGAGGCGACAGGTACTACGTGAGAGCTACCGCTGTGCTTAGAGTGGGCGAAAAGGTTATCGGTACAACGCAAGCATTCGCAAGAGAGCCGGAAGATAAGAAAGGGATGGACACATCGCAGATCACAGGAACGGCGAGCTCCTATGCGAGAAAGTATGCACTCAACGGCTTATTACTGATTGACGATACCAAAGACGAGGACAGCAACGAACTTAGGGAGGAAAAAGCCGCAAAGGCGGCATCTCAGAAAAAGACCAACATTAAGACCGAAGAAGAAATGAAAGCGACAGAGACACAGACGATTGATGCTTTAGCGCTTACAGCGGTCAAGGCGAGGCTTGCGGAAACGTCAAAGCAGCTTGGTAAGACCTTAGACGAAGAAGCGCTCTGTAAGATGGTTGGTTGCGAATCACTCGACAAAATGACATATCCACAGCTTCGCATCCTTAACGATAACATCGACAAGTGGATGGGAGTAAAGAAATGAAAGGCAAATGGCACGGACAGCCGTATCACGATTACGCAGGCAATAAGTGGCTGTTGACCTTCGAAACATCCGAGACACCTACGATCTATGACAAGACCAAAGACAAAGAGCTGAATATCGACATCAAGCAATTCAGAGAAGGACGGAGCAAGGATGCAAACGCTTTACTCTGGGCGTGTATCGGAGAGATTGCGGCAGCGCTTAGAACGGACAAGTGGAGCGTGTACCTCTTAATGCTGAAGCGTTACGGACAGTACACGTATATATGCGTACCACCGCAGGCAGTTGATATGGTCAAACGGCAATGGCGAGAGGTTGAAGAGATCGGAGACATCAAGATCAACGGCAGAGATGCAGTTCAGCTTCTTTGTTATTACGGATCATCAACCTACGATACAAAACAATTCAGCGCTTTACTTGATGGAGTAATCAGCGAAATGAAAGAGATGGGGTTGAAAACTCCGACAAGCGAAGAGATGCGCAGAAGCTTGGAAGAATGGGAAAAGAGGGAAAATGGCAAATATCAATAACTTAAATCAAAGCCTTATGGCAAGGATTGAGGCTCTTGAAAACGAAGAGCTCACAGACGAACAACTCGAAGTCGAAATAAAAAGAGCGCAGGCAATCACGAAGGTTGCCGACACCCTTATCGACTGCGCAAGACTCGCCCTGGATGCTCAGAAGCAGTTCGATGAATATGGGACAGGAAGAACAGTAGACATTCCTTTGCTCGGAGTCAGTAATAAAGGACTTGCAGAGGAAAACAAGAACTTAAGGAGGAGGCTTGCTCAGCGTGAAACCTTCGATTGAATGGCGGAAACATCCTGAAATGGTTGAGTTCATGATGAACTTTATTCCGGGACACGAAGAGCACGAAATCCGCTCAGAGTTCCTGAATAGGTTCGGAATTGAACTAAGCGAAAGCCAAATCGGTAACTTCAAACACAAATATCATATCAAGTCCGGAACGGATGGCGGACGTTTCAAGAAGGGGCAGAAGGCTCACAACAAGGGCAAAAAAGTGAGTTCTGAAACCTATAAGAGGTGCGCTCCGACCATGTTCAAGAAGGGCAACATTCCACACAATCACAGAGAGATTGGAAGCACCAGGCTCAGTGCTGACGGATATATCATGATGAAGATTGCCGAGCCGAACAAATGGCAACTGTTACAGCGTTACGTCTGGGAGAAAGAGAACGGCAGGAAGCTCTTAAAAAATGAGTGCGTGATATTCCTTGACGGGAACAAAGAGAACTTCGATCCGGATAACCTTATGGCGATCAAAAGAAGCGAACTCGCAAGGGTTAATCAGAATCATAGAATCACGGATGATCCGGAGCTCACAAAGACAGGAATCTATGTTGAGAGGGTTAAGGAAATCATAAGGGGGAAATCATGACAAGCATTTTAGATACCGAGCCGAATGTCTGCTATATATGCAGGCGAGTAGGCTACACCGAGATCCATCATGTACTGTATGGAGCTTTACGCAAGATAGCCGATGATAACGGTCTCACTTGCTACCTCTGCTACGAGTGCCACCGAGGCACTAAAGGCGTACACGGCAGAGACGGAAACGCTCTGAACCGTTACCTTAAGGCGCACGTTCAGAAAAAATACGAAGAACTGCATAGCCACGAGGAGTGGATGCAGTTAGTAGGGAGGGATTACACGTAATGGATGAGTACTACATGAATGAAATCGCAGAGATTTGCAGAGAATACGAAGAAGCCATCGAATCAGGAGAAATCCGAACCGACTTTGAAAATGACATTGAGAAGATGGTTAGATTCGACAGAATCTGCGAAATCGTAAAGGATTGGAGGAATGGATGAATGATGTTTTTTTCGATACCCGGAAAAGCGGTCGGTAAAGGCAGACCAAGATTTGCGAACGGACACGCTTACACTCCGGAGACCACGAAGGAATACGAGGACTTAGTAAGGGCGGCGTTTCTTGAAAAGCACGGCAAGAAGATAGAAGACGAGCCGCTGTTCGTGCAGATTTCGATATACACCGAGCCACCGAAGTCAATCAGCAAGAAGAAGCGTGAAGAGCTTCTGAGGGGATATCCGATGAAGAAACCCGACCTCGACAATGTGGCAAAGATCATCCTTGACGCATTAAACGGAGTGGCGTGGAAGGATGACACGCAGGTAGTTGATTTAAGGGTCAATAGGAATTGGGCAACGGAAGTATCAGAGAGCGTAATGGTTTATATAAACACGGCGAGCGACATTAAAGAAATGTTCGCTGAGTATGGAAAGGAGAACGAAAATGAATAAGGCGATAATTATAGGACGCTTGGTTGCTGATCCGGAAATCAGATATACACAGGGCAACGAGCCAATCGCAATAGCAAGATACAGATTAGCGGTAGATAGAAGATTCAAGAAAGAGGGCGAGCAGACGGCAGACTTCATCCCTTGCATAGCATTTAGCAAACTTGCGGAGTTTGCCAAGAACTACCTCAAGAAAGGCACAAAGATAGCAGTTGTCGGAAGAATACAGACATCTAACTACACGAATAAAGAAGGTCAGAAAGTGTATACAACGGATATAGTTGTCGAAGAGTGCGAATTTGCTGAGAGCAAGGCAGCAAGCGGAACGGCGCAGAGTAATCCACAGACTGCACCGGATGATGAATTCGTCCCGATACCGGACAATTTGGAAGATGCCCTTCCATTCCGATAATTAGGAGGTGGAAACATGGAAGATATATACAAAGAGCCTAACCGCAAGGCATGGCTTAAGGCAGAAATAAACCGGCATGAATACGTAAGAAAAAGGCTTAGCGATGCGAAAGCGTGGCTGATGATCCCAAAGGCAGAGCCGGAGGATGTGGACATATACCTGGATGAATTCCTTTGCATGGAGGATATCAACGCAATCAGCGAGCTTATAGATTCATTGATTGAAAAAGAAATATACAGATTCGAGGGAGCTTTATGGAGGATGGAAAATGCTGACAGATAAAGAGCTTAGTAAATACGTAACTCCGCAGGAAGATGTCATATTTCACGAATATATCAACCGCTACCAGAGAGCAAGCGTAATTCTAAATGATGCAAGCGCTTATCTCAGCATTACAGAGCCTTGCTCCGGCGAA